GTACGCGATATTGCGACCGCTTGGCAGTCGGATATAGACTTGATTGCCATGTCGGAAACACATCATATTGCGATCCAGTGTGACCGTCTCGCCCTGGATGGCGCCCTCGAAAGCGTGACCTAGAGTGTACCAGTATTTATGGATGTGCGGACTGGATCGGCGCCATCGGTCGACGGTTTCCTGCATCTCTTTTTCGGACATGCCAAGTTTATCGGCTCCGAAGTTCTTCATGGCTGGTATTCCGCCGCCATAGCCAAGTGCCAGTTCCGCGATCTTTCCTTTTTGGCGCAGTTCTCCATTGACGCCATGCTTGACCACAGGCACGCCGAACATTTGCGAAGCCGATGCACAGTAGATGTCTCCGCCTTTTTCGAACACCTTCATGCGCCATGTCTCTCTTGTGAGCCATGCGATCACACGGGCTTCGATAGCACTGTAATCGGCTACTGCAAAGGAACATCCGGGCTTTGGTATGATGGCCGTTCGGATCAGTGTAGAAAAGACATCATTCATACTTGGGTAGAGCATCTCGAGCACGTCCCAGTTGCCTTCTTTGACGAGGCTTCTTGCCGTATCCAGATCATCAAACTTAGGCTTTGGAAAGTTCTGCGGCTGGATCAATCGTCCAGCCCATCGTCCTGTCCGCCCACCATAGAATTGAAAGCATCCGTGTACCCGTCCATCGAGGCATACCGAGCGCGTAAAGGCATCGTATTTTTTGACGGATGTCTTGCCGAGCTCCTTTCTAAGCTCGAGCATCTCGCGCGTTTCCGGTTGGATATCCTCACTTTCTAACATGTCGTCGATCGCGCTCTTGCGCAGCGTATCGATCTTGTGGCCCTCCTTTTCCTCGATCCAGCCTTTCAGCTGGACGATGGATCGGGGATTCTCTAAACCGGTCAATAATTTGGCCCGCGCCATCAGATCATCGGAGTGATGCGTACCGTAGCTCTTGATCGCAGATACCATATCCATATCGATTTGTATGCCTCGATCGTTGATACGCTGATCAATGTACCAGTAGACCCACTCCGACGGCTTTATTAGCGTCATGCGGTTGAGCTTGTCCCATATGGCTCGCTCGGCAACCACATCGCGGCGATTGTACTCGATGAAAAGCTTCCACTTTTCCGGAGCATCCTTCGGACTGTTGATGGTGCGTCCGCCGTTAGTCTTGGTAGGCTTGCACGGCTTGCAGAAGTACTGTATAAGACGCCGTCCGGTATCGAGCTTGGTTTCATCCTCACTCAATCCAAGTGCCGGACCCAATTGCGCCAGGCTTGCTGGGTAACCCTGTTCACTGGCCATGATCATAGTATCTTCCCACTGATCAGGCGGCAGATAGTGACCTTTCGAGCATAGATATTGCGATAGGCATACGCGTTCGAAATTGGCATTGTGCGCTACCTTGAGCACTTTTGGATCCGCAATATCCACCCTCAATGGAATCGGTATATCCTCTTTGGTGACGTCAATGACCTTGACCGGTCCGTCGTCATACGCATATCCAAAAAGAAGTATGCGAAAGTCGTCGCTTTCTGCATACTTGTATAGGCCGCACTTGGCGAGGTCGACACTGGAGAAGGTCTCCAGGTCGATGTGCAGTATCTTAGAATAGATCATCATCGTCATCTTCTTCGACCTCATCGGCGAAGTCGGTAAGTCCAGACACACGGCCGCCCATGAAGTCGCCGTCTTTCTTTTTGATGACGTTGGACAGACCGCACGCGATGCCGGTACCAGTACGGCTGTATGGATAGAAATTGAAAGTGATCTTGCCATAACATCCGGAGTATACTTCTTCCTTGATTTGCTCCGGTTGCAACTTCATGACGGTCCCTTTTGACAGGATGCAGACATCCGGTGCAGTCACTGCTTTGGCGGTCATCATGTATTTGCCTTTATAGTCGGTATTGTCCATATAGCGCTCATCCTCATCGCAATCGACTAGGATGCCGTTGATCGTGCCTGGCTTTCTTTTTAATGGCGTGGCCTTGTTCGCAAACATTTGACCAAACTTTTCGATGCCCTCTTGTTTGGCTTCGTTGTAGTTATCTTTGATTGTTTCCAAAGTCTTGTGATCGCTTTTATCGATAAGGATCGATACACTGTATTTTGGGTTTGGTGCATCATTATAGGCATATGGCTCCGCTAAGTGAACAAATGTAAATCTTACTAATCCTGTTTTTACTCTTTTTACTGGCATAAATTAATCCTCCTCTTTTTCATCTTTGAAATCATCGATACCGGATTGCCACTCCGGTCTTTTGTCGGTAACTGGTACAAGCACAGGCTTGCCTTGTGGCTTCTCGATACAGCCTTCGGTAAGCTCTGAGAAGTGCTTCTTTCCTACGAGCTTCTCCAGTGCCGTGATGGTCTTTAATTCCGGCGCTTTCATGTAGGCTTCTTTCGAGTAGCCTTCCTGATCGAGCACAGACATCACCATTTCTTGATCCACTATTTTTCGCCTTGATACGCCTTCAACGACTTTATAGCCGTCGTAATGTGTGCCGTTTAAGGCCTGGTTTAGCGCGAACTCTTCGATATCTTTGGTCCACGCTTTGACATCCGGAAGCATCGGCAGTATCTGCGCTACTTCCTCATCAGTTAGAAGCATGGCGTCCAGTTGCTTGTACCTCTCGTTCATCTGCTTGATCTGCTCGGCCCTTGCTTTGCAGTTTCCTTTGACCTTGCAGAAGCGGCACCACTCTCCAGGCTTCTGCTTTCCTTCGCCCTTCCAAGCCATATCGGCGCTTGGCTTGACCACCATGGCTAGCCAAGTGGTCAGATCATCCACATACATGTCATATGTACTGATGTGATCCAGGCGCGGCTGGAAGATGTGGAGCTTGATCGTGTCAAAATCGAAGTACATCTCGAACTGATTGAGAGCTCCGGCACCATAAAGCATCAATTGCGAGTTGTGCGGTGCATCGACTGGTACGCCTTTGCCGTATTTAAGATCGATGACATGCAAGGTGTCATCTGATACTACGATCGCATCCGCTGTACCGAAGCCGCCCGGGATCCAAGGTGTGAGGTCCAACTGGACTTCGACATATAGCTCGGTCCCTTCACACTTCTTTTTTTCTTCATTGAACACTTCGACAACATAGTCTCGATATGCAGTCGTTGCTTCGTCCATCTCGCCATCTTCACACTTGACCTTGCGCCGTGGATGACCTTCTTTCCAGTTGGTGAGCTTCTTCTCTGCTTTGGCATGCGCGACCGTACCTTCGGCAGCATAGATACTTGCCTGCTCCGGTACACGCTCCTCGAGCCGTGCACTTGGTGTACAGTGTATCCATCGGTTGCTTGAGCTCGCGCTCAGTATGGCGTGCTGACTAGGCATGAAGCGCTCTCCATAGTTCATCCATGCGGTCTTCTGGAACCTGTTGGAGCTTCTTGGCGCCGAACTGATCAAACAAGGCCTTTAGCTCATCTTTTCCGTGCGAGCGTTGAAAGTCTGCACAGGCCTTTCGTACATCCTCGAATGAGTACTCAGGCTTTTTAGTATCTGATCCAGTTGATTCTGTGCTTGTCTCAGCTGGATCCACTTTGATGGGATCTGGTTCGATTGGGTCGGTATTCCACGGTGCATCCACTGGCGGCTCATGGCTTACCTTTTCTGCATGTTCGTCCAGTGCTTTCTGTACTGGTCGATTGGCCGAGCGCTCTAAGCTTTCTCTGTCGATCACACCTAAGTTGACGAATAAGCTTCCCATGTTGCGTGAGAACTCTAACGCGCGATCTGTTACGTCAATGTTCAATTTAATTTCCATTCGCTTTTCCTTCTTTCTATTTTTTTCCGATGCGCCCCGATCTGCCGATGGCCAGTAATTGCCTAGGGGGAGATTACATGGTTGTACATGGTTGTACATCGTTGCTACAGATGTTTCCGACCATCGACAGGTCGGAGCACATCGATTTGTGTTATACTGGTGTTGGATACTTACATATCCAACTGAGCGCTACTTCCTTCGAATCTGTGTAGTCGCTCTTTTCTTTTCTCAAGCTCCTTTAGTGAGATATTCATATATTTGGCCAGATCCGGTGGATTGATGTAGTACGTGTATCTTGTACTACCATGCATCCGGATCGCGATCCCGATCGGCAAGGCTTTCTGCTGCAAAGCGATTCGGATAAACTCCGGACTTCTTTCAAGCATATCGGCTGTTTCATTGACTGTGATTCTCATGGCTCTCACCTCCTTTCTTTATCCGCCTAAAAGGCCTATCACAAGTGTGCATACTATGAATGCCGTAATTAATATGGCGGCATCGTGCTTGTCCTGTTTTTCTTGACGCGCCTTTTCTCGAAGAGCGTCCTGAGCAATTCGGGCGTCAATTTCTTTCTGAATTTGCGCATCTGTGATGCGCTTCATAAATTCCCAGTCCATATGATTCTCTCTTTCTGTTACAATCTCCTTGAAAGGAGGTGTAAATCATGGCTAAGCCAAGTTTAAAGAAATTTATTTCTTCAAATATTGGGAACTTCCTTGATAAGCGCTCTGAATTAGGTCTTGAAAATAACAGAATTATTTTTTACACACCAATAGGCGTTATCGAGGGTGATTACATTAATAAGGATATTGACAATATAGACGAGCTTGATAACGAGTATTCAGCTCTCTTAGTTATGTGTGAAAGTCTATATGACGAATATGTTGAAACCTATGAATCTGAAAAGTCCCCATTGTCCGGTAACGACGGTTTTTTGATTTTAAAAAATGTAGTGATTAGAAATTCAAACAATACCTTTAGAATTCCATCTTTTATTCTTTTTTATGACCAGATCATCGGCGTTTCTATTGGAAACATTGATCTTTAATTCGTAATTTTTGTTGTTAACTTTTCTCAAAGTCTCATATGCTCCGTCCAAAGCAGCATTTGAGACTTTTTTAATTTCTTCAATGGTCTTTTCTATGCCGTCGATCGTCATCGGACTGCCTTCTTTGTTTGCATCCATGAGGATGATCCTGTTGATCAGATTTGGCAGTTCCACATAAATGAGATCGTATCTCGATCTTTCATAGCCCATACAAGTCATTCCTCCTTAGAACAAAATTTGTTCACAAAGTATATCTGTCCTTTGCCTGTCACTTTCGTGGTCTTGGTGATCCGGACTGACCCATCGGGATTATTGATCGTGCGTTCCTTGACACGGTACAATCCCAATTGCATGGCTCTTTGTGTCGGCATATTTTTACTGGATCCACTCTTAATCAGGTATCCATTGTCGCGCATCCAGGCAAATAGTCTCTTTTGTCCGATGTCATGACCATTCTGCTTTATGAGTTTTGCAAGGTCGCCGATCAAGATATCTGTTTCACTGTCATTGACCGCATCAGCGAATAAGGCTTTCGGTTTCATTGCTTTGTTTTCAATCGTTAGATTGGCAATGGTCTTGTTGGCAATGTTAAGAGCACGTGCCATTACTTTTTCGGGACTGTTCCATGCTTTTTCAAGTTCGATCAATTTCAATCGGATTTCTTTGCCCTTTTCGTTTCTCTGCAACATCGCGATTTCTTTAGCCATATCGATAGTGATTTGATAATCAACAATTTCGCGTTTGACTTCTCGGTCACCTTCAATTTGAACTCGGTCATTTTTGACCGTGTTGAAATCCACATTTTCTTCAAACCCATATTTGATCATTCGTGGGAACCAATGTCTGAAATCAGTTTCAATTTCAAGTTCTCTGTGTAAGTCTCTAGCTGATAATGTGATTCTTTCTGAGTCCGTGTTCACTTCAAATAATTCGTTCATTTTTTTGTGCTCCTCTAAAGTGAATTTAATTCACATCATTCTTAAAAAAAATAGCTGTGTCCTTGAGATCTAATATTTCGCAGAGCTGTTTAATTTCACTAGCCTTGAACTCGTTGACATTGTTAACCTTAAGCATGAATCCATTAAAGGAAAGTCCCAATAGCGCTGCTATCTCTTTTTTTGTGTACCCTTTTTTCTTGATGTAGAGCTCAAGCATCAGTGTGTCAGTCACGATTACCACCTCCTCTTTAGTGAATTTAATTCACGGTTACAATATAGCATTAGTGTGAATATAAATCAACTTTTTTTGATAAAAATTAATTTTTGTTGATATTAATTCACTTTTATTATACTCTAGGAATATAAGAGGTGATAACATGCAGGACCTATATAAAAATATAAGACGCTTACGCATTCAGAATAATATGTCACAAGCAGAACTAGCAGATGCTATTGGCTATACAGATCGATCGTCCATTGCCAAAATTGAAAAAGGGGAAGTCGATTTATCTCAGTCCAAAATTGAAGCCTTTGCAAGCGTGTTTCATGTATCAATTGATTATTTGTTAGGCCTTACAGAAAACCCATGCCCTAGGGTCCCCGCCATTCTTGATTTCGCAGAAGAATTTGGTTTAGATTCAGATGACGCCTTTTTGACATATATTCATAATTTGGGTTATGAGACACAAAGAAGTGCAAAAGAATATCAGATATCTTTTGACGATAAAAAGCTTACGGTGAGCCTTGAGGAATTCGAGCAAATGAAAAAAGAGCTTTCTGATTATATGTTTTTTAACATTTGGAGCAGAAGGCTTACTGAAAAAAGTAAAGCAGAAAAGACATAATAGCACCGTATTTAATTTAAAGAAAATTGGCATTAAAACCTACACATCAATTAGTTTGACACAAGAAGACAGCTGATATAAGATAAAGTTGAATCTTGACCATACATATAACATATGATGGTCACTGATATTTTATCTTGACGACGGATATCCGGGCGTCACTGAGGGTCTATCTTGTGCAAACGGGATAGACCTATTTTTATAAGCTTTCAATAAAAAAGCGCCCTCACTGGCGACTGGTACTCGTCATAGAGGGCTTGCACATAAAAAGAATGACTGACAATCATTGATCTTTTTATGTGCTCATTTTAACACGAGAAAGGAATGAGTACAAATGACAAAGAAATTAAGAAGACTTCCTAACGGTTTTGGATGGATCGATAAGCTTCCCGGAACGCGAAGAAAGCCATATAGGGCTAGGGTACTAGTGTCCAAAGAGCTTGATATGGATGCTCAGAAAGTTAAAAAAAAGTTTCAGACTATTGGATACGCTGAGACTTGGACGGATGCTTTTGAGCTCCTTCAGTCGTATCACAGCTCGCCGTACGGCTTCGAAAAGAGGGTCATGACGGTCAAGGAAGTATATGACGAATGGTCGGCCGACCACTTCCCGATCGTCTCGGATTCGACGCAAAAAGGCTACCGTGCAGCCTTTCAGATTCTCGAGCCTGTCTATAGTGTGAAGTTCAAAGATTTGACAGTTCAGGATATCATCCGATCCATTGATGCATCCGGCAAGAATGCACCAACGCTTAAAAGGTTCAAATCCATGATGAACGCCTTGTATAAGTACGCGATTGGACAAGGCATCACAGATCGAGACTTATCTTCTTATATCGACCTGTCCAGGTATCGCAACAAGAATCCGAACCGTACCGAGCATGACCGCTTCACGGCCACCGAGATCAAGCGACTGTGGAAGCATACGGATGACAACACGGTGCGCATCATACTGGCCCTGATCTACTCCGGTGTGCGCATCGATGAGCTTCTCAGTCTCAGACGCGAGGATGTGCATCTGGATGAGCAGTATTTCGATGTGACCCACTCTAAGACCGACAGTGGCGTGCGTATGGTTCCGATTGCCGATAAGGTCCTACCTTTCTATCGAGAGTGGATGGCTGTTGGTGCCGATACGCTTATCAGTCGTGATGGCATACGCCCATACACATATACCACTTTCCGAAAGTATCACTGGGATCCAGTACTCAAATCATTACGCATGCATCATACACCGCATGATACACGGCATACATGTGCAAGTATGCTTACGGAAGCAGATATCAAGCCTGTAGTGATCAAGAAGATACTCGGCCATAGCGCCAAAATGGACGTGACCGAGAAAGTGTATACACATCTTGATGTTTCTACGCTTCTGAATGCGGTTAACTCCATCTAATTTGTGGGGCTTTTGTGGGGCTTTTGTGGGGCTTTGATACAAATTGATAGCCCTTTAGGCAAATGAAAACGCCTTAGGTATCGCATTTTAACCCAAGGCGCTTTCAAGAAAGTTTTAAGAAAGAGAAAGCCTTATTCCTTTACCTATATTATATATAGATATATTTGTGGTGCTTTTGTGTGGCTTCGGCCCATAGTGGTGTAAGGTTCTCGCATTTTAAACAAGTTTTTAAAAAAGTGTAATTTGTTATTGCATACCACGGTACACCGTGGTAGTATATGGGTGTAGAAAGATAGAGGCATAGATCATGACCAAGGAAGATATTAGAAGAATCGTAGAAGAAGATGAGCATTCCGTATACGGATTACGGATGGACTACACGGATTATCAAGTCGGTGATACCATAGCGAACAGCCATCAATGGTACCAAGATCCACAATCCGATGATGACACATTCGAATCTGATAATTACAACGGGTTCCTTGGTTGCTGGGATTATGGCGAACTCGATGGAACATGTGCTATCGCAGTTACACAAGATACCGTCGAAGAGGCGCTTGAAAGTGTTGAGCACTATGAGGGCGATCATCTATATCTAATTGGTGGTGACTATGCCGAAGAAGGAAATGACTTTGGAGAAGTCATTATCGAAGGGGCCAAGGTATTGGCAAAGGATTAACAGAAAAGGAGAAAAATTATGACAAGAATTAGCAATGAAACATTTTTACAAAACTATAATCCAAGCGAAATGTTGCATGATATGACCCACGCCATTCACGATTATGAATGGCTTGATAAGGCATTCCGTGATGCAATTAAGGATTTACAATCTGGCTTGCAGATCAACGGCAAATACGAAAAGAATACCGTCGATTATTGGACTGATCAACGAACTAAATTAAATGAATTGGTTCGCTCCAAAAGCATCGAAGATGCTTACAAAGAGTACCATGTAAGGCTCGAAGAAGCCGATGGTACTTATACATTGTATCAAATTGATACTGGAGAGTATATGCCTATCGATGGAGAAGCCCTTGAATTCGTAAATAAAAAGAAGATCAAAGGCTTCCGAAAAGCAAAAGACGCATATTTTAACTATGCTTCACTTTGCTACTTGATGGGTATCCATCGGAATCTTAAATTTGCGGATCTTTGGCCGCACACGACAGCAAGCCTTGCAAAAAAGGCAGGCGTTCCTGAGCAAACTGTTCGTGATCTTATAAAAGGTCGAACTGATTTTGCTAAAATGTCAGTCGCCAACGCTGTCAAATTGGCATCTGCTATGAATACAACTGTCGACGACTTATACAAACGGTTGTATTAATTCTAAAAAACACCGGTCAATACCGGTGCTTTTATCCGTTCATGACATAAAAAATCGGGATGACCGCTAAGGCCATCCCTTTTTTTACTTGATAGAAATAGTTGATATTCAACAAATGCCGTTTTTAGAAACAGACAAAAACACGATCAAAATATATCTTCCGCAAGCTCGTATGTCTTTTCAAACACGCTTGGCTTGCAAGGATAGAATTCACCGTCTACACCCTTGATAATGTAATCACCGTAAGTTGCGTAAATCCCTCCTTCCAAGGTGTTAACATAAGCACCTTCAAGATAGCCATCTCTCCAAACCAACGTAAGATTCCCTTCTGCAAATTCGATGATCTTGTCGCGGTTCTTGAAATTCAACTGCATGGCTTCAATGACGTAAGGTTTCTTGCGGTAGTGCAATGCCAAATCAATCACCCGACTTTCCAAAAATGCTTAACAGCTTTTTTAGCAAGCCAATTAATGTACCTAACAGGCCGTTTAGCTCTTTGATATCCGATTCATTACTTTCATCTTTTTGTACGTTTTCTGTCTCATTTTGTGGTTTTTCCACAATTTTAGACTTGTAGTGGTCAAAATCAACGTACATCGCATTTTTATCCAGGCCGATGCCTGAGTGCTTATCTACGGATGTGTACTGATGGATCGTGCCCATACTTGACGTATCGCTGTTGTAGTTTCCATCATTTGAATCCCACTGAGCAACCCACTTATCATACTGATCAATTGTGCTGCTATTAAGCCAGTTCTTGAAGACCCATGACGATGAGTAGATACCAGCGTAAAGCCCAGCGCTTTGGACGCACTTGCAAAAGAGCTCACATGTACGTAAGGCTCTTTCTTTAGTCCAGGCGCCTCTTTTTTCCTTGTATTTATCCTCGTCTTCCATATCGATCCATACGCCAAGCTCTGGTTTGTACTTTTTGGCCATCTCGATCGTATATCTAGCTTCTGCTTCTGCCTGATCATCATCGATGGCATAGTCATAGCAGTACAGGCCATAAGGGATTCCTGCCTTCTTGCATGCATCGATCCAGTGCTCAATCTTCTTATCCGCGATCTCGCCGTAGTTGCTTCTTAAGATCGCAAAGTCATAAGCATTTAGGTCGATGCCATCGGCATTGTGTTCCGATAGGTCAACACCCCAGTGTTTGACATTGGACTCATCAATTTCTGATTTTGAAGTTGGTGTCTGAGGATTCTTGGCGTCTGTATTAGGTCCGCCAAAGGTAGCCCATTGATCAACCCCATACTTTTCTGAACCGGATACGGCCACAAAGTAGCGATATTTGTTACCATTAGGCTCTGTTTCTACCCATGAGATGTATCTATGGCCGTTTCCAACCCACTTGTTGGTGTAGCTTAATTTTTTGCCAACCGGTAAGGTCTCTGCGACGATTCCCGTTGGCGTATCTCGGCGCTTGTTAACAGCCTTGGTAAGTGTGGCCACGCCAACCTCATTGATCAGTTGAGACTCGCTATAACTTGAGCTCTCCTGTTTAGGTGCATAGACGTAGTATCGATACTTGTTGCCATTAGGCTCTGTCTCGACCCAACTGATGTATCTAACTCCGTTATAGGTTGTCGTGTTGGTGTAACTTAGCTTCTTGCCAACCGGTAAGGTCTCGGCGATGATGCCAGTTGGCGTATCTCGGCGCTTGTTGGTCGGTACTGCAAGAGTATAAGTGCCAGTCTCGATGGTTAACTTGATATCCGGGGCCGTCAGTGACTTATGGACCAGATACCCAGATAGCTTAAGATTGCCATACCCATTAGGATAGTACGATCCAGGCGCTGAGCTCATCGAATTGAGGCGGAAGTTGAACTCCCGATAACTCGATTCAGAGAAGGTCACACGTCCACCGGATATTCCTTCTACCACGGCAACGTGGCCATAATAGTATGGCGCGACGCCGCCTTGAAAGATCATGAGTGCGCCCAATACAGGCGTGCTCGATTGTGCGAACTCAGATGCATGAGTCGCCCATAGTTGTCCCGCGCCAGCTACTTTTGAACTGCCATCAAGTGATTGTCGGCTTCCTACGATCTCGGAAATTCGTGCTGTCGCGTATGTGAAGCAGTTCGGCATGGCCACTCCAGTACGCGCTACTGCATACTGCATCCACTGTGTATTTCCAAAATTACCATATGATGTACGCGGTGTGAATGTCATAGGTATCACCCTTTCTTCTTACTTTCTTCTTCTAACTCTTCGACGGTTTTAATTGCCTGATTGAGGCGTGCGGTCAAGGCCTTGTAATCATCTTCGCTCAAGCTTTCATCCACATTGTTAACTATGTTTTTAATAGATTTGGGAATCGGCACACCGCTTTTCTCGCAGTTTTCCATGATGCTCATGAACTCCATAAAGATGATATATGCTGACACGCCTGTCATAAGCTCTTTTGGGAGCCCCATTGCGAAACTGAAAAGCTCGCCAAGCACAAGTATTGCGATTTCACCGGATTTTTTAGACAGCCCTACACGCATCCGACTTGATTTGAAGGTCTTGGTTGCTATGGCATTGATCGTGCCCAGGATGATATCGAGCGCCATCATACACAGAGGCGTCGTGAAGCACCAGGTCTCATTGACGAAATGGAAGTGTCGGAAGAATTCAACAATTGTGATATCCATCTAGTTAGCTCCGTTCACGATCTCATCCATCTCGGTCTGAGTAAGTCGTCCGGCCTTGACAAGCATTTGAAGCATACGAAGTGTCCAGTACTTTGGGTAGTATAGTTTTGCCATTTGGTACACGGTCATACTAAGCACCTTCTTCCGCGGTCGAGTCTACACCGGACATGGCTTTTAAAAAGTCGATATCTGCTTTCATTTGCCCGATATCGATATTAAGCGCCATGATCTGATTCAAGATTTCATCCTGTTTGTCTTGCTTTTTTTCTTCTTCCTTGGCCTTCGCCTCGGCCTCGGCTTGTGCCTTGGTATAAGCGTCGTATTGGGACTGGTCAAAGGCTACATGCAGCTTGCCTTCTGTATCATAGGAAGCCTTATAACCTTCTAATTTGTCAAAAGAAAAAGTGCTATCATCTAGCACTGCTTCGTTGTTGGTTGCGCTTGTGTAGGTAGTAGATACGGCCTGTACGTGGCCTGTATCGTCCCTATTGATGTAGATAGTTGTAGACATATAGTTTCCTTTCTATTTTGTGTATTCTGCGATGATCATAAGCCATCTGGATGACTGTACGCTCCAGGAGTCATTACCCATAAACATAAAGCCATTATTAGCGGATGAATACTCGATACCTGAGCCTTTTCCCGAACTTCCTACCCTTGGAAAAGGGACTAGCCCGCCATCTGATCCTTGTAAAAAAGAGCGTGTGTCAATCATCGTATCAAAGTTAGACTTTGCGAAGCTCTGCACCATAGTGCCATTAGACAGTGATTTGTTGGTGACCTTGAAAACGCGTCTGTATATCGGTTTTCCATCCACCCATGTGGATCCGGTCTTGGTTTCTGCGTATGAGTAAGTCATATCTTTGTCAGTCACTAGATTGTAGGCGGTCGACTGTGTCTTGGTTTTTAGCATCCAATCACCGCCTTTCTGCGAGGTGCCAGCCAGTTAAGAATCTTAGCCAGTGACCCCCCCGATTCACACCGACGATAGCGATGATGCTAACACCACTGTTGTTGGAGGAGTTAACCCACTCTTCCAGTTTGATGGTCATGGATGTGCCGCTTGATTTTACGCTGATACCAACTCCACGATAGTCCGCTACAGGCCCCATCGTGTACCACTTGCCGCCGTAGTATTTAGCTGCACCGACTACATTTTTTGTGCTTCCTGGCGCATACATATAGATAAGCAGGTAATCAAATTTTGTTGGATCTTTGGAAACCGTAATATTATGCGTGTAGGCAGATGTATTATGGCTTCCGATCACCGTCTCTTTTATATCTTTCTGCTCCACCAGATTGTGTGCTGCATTTAAAAATTTTGCTACTATCATTAAGATTCCTCCTCGAAGATCATTACCGTAGTTTCTCCGGCCAGTACCGCTTGTTTCCAGGCATTGAGCGTGTCCACCTGAGCCTTGTAAGGTTCAAGTGCTGTTACCTTATCCTGTAGCGTCGTGATCTGATTGGCCAGTTTTGCGGCCGTGTCACCATCAAGCGTGCCCTTGATGGACTCAAACCAGGTTGTGAAAGAGCTCTGATTTGTCTGGATGAACTCGGTCATTTGCGCTTCATATGAGTCCGTAGGGATACTAGTTAAGGTGTCCACGCACAGACCACAGTATTTCTTATTAAGTCGTGTATCGATGATATTGGCTTGTGTGATCTCTCCAGCGTTGGCCGGTACCAAAAAGTAAGCCAGTATGATCTCATAGATATTTGTTGTACGCACCGGTGTAGGTGTTACGCCAGTACCGACGACATACTTAAGTGTGCACGAGTTCTCTTCCTTGGAGTACCGCACGGCGATATAGTCGTACCGATCAGACGTGTCTGCCACCTGTACCTGAAACTGCTTGAGCGTATCCGTCCAGTACATCAGACCGCCTGTCTTTTCCGTCGATGTATGCAGATAGGCCTGTCCAGGATTGACGCTGACAAGCATACCGCCGGCGGCACTGACCGAGAAGTCCGTGCCTGTGATATTAAGGATGCCGGACTCCCGTCCGACGAACCAACGCCTTAGGTCGTCCGCCAGGTATTCGACATCGTTCAATGGGAAAGCATTAGCCATCCTATCCCTCCTCCGTGTTTATATTTTTCTTTTTTAGCTCGTCTTCATAGTTTGAAAGCGTGATCTTGTACGACGGTCCGTCATCCTCCAGGATCTCATCGATGGCCGATATTCGAAATCGTTTAGCGATACCGTACTTGACGGATTTGACGGGTATCACATCACCAAGGTCATAGTCCTTGCGGAACACGAAGAGCGTATCACCAGAGCTTATATCCGCCGTGAATTCACGGACCGCGGCACACTCTTCTAATTTCTCCATACCACGCTTGATTGCGTTATTTTTATATTGCTCTGCGGTATATGTATGCTCGACTTTTTTATCATCCTGATAGGTCCATGAGAGGTCACGAGCGTCCACATACAGTTCCTTGATTGGTCCGCCATTGGACACGTCGACCTTGTACACGAGCCTTTCCTCGCTCTTGCCCTGACATGCGACATACGCGTAATTCTTGTAGCTTGATATGTCGTCCAGATAGGACTGTGTAACGATATTCCCGATCTCGTCCGAGAATTTGACCGTATCAACAATACCACGTTTGTACAATTCGATGACATTCATCTTGCCATCCTTGCGGACCATCCGAAAGCCGAGGCCTGTGGCCTGACAGATCGTCTCGAAAGACTCACGCAAGGTCTTCCACGTGGTATCGATACCATCAGTTATTTTTTCGCTTAGCCCTTTAGTATCTGCCGTGGCGATATCAAGCCCACGCTTGTTATCGTTGACAAGCTTATACAGGCCTGTCTCTACGGTGGTGATCGTAACCGTGTTCGGATTGATCCGATCATCCAAATTGTTAAGATACCCACGCACTTCTATGTCTTCCTCTCCGGACGATGATACGTCCGGGAAGACATAGGTTATAAAACCTATCTCATTCGTGTCTTGATTGACTAATCGATTCTCGGTAGTCAGTAGCTTGATATTGGCTTCGGTACCTTTTGCATGTATCTCAAAGTCACCAGTTTCGTTGTACTTTCTTCGCCATTGGATAGAAGTAGTGTTCTGCAAGATATCTACTTTTACACCCTGCTTATCATAGATTGCGATTTCCATATCTACTCACCCACATACGTATTCGCGAAGCTTATCGTGCAATACAAATTGCCGATATTGGACGAGGCGTCAAAGCGGACCGCGTTGCTTCCCTTGTCCAGTACGAAAAAGTTAGAGCCATCATCCATCAAGTAGTAGATATTCTTCTCGATACCATTTGATATGAGCTTGCAATATCGCTCATTCTCATAAGTTGATACGAGAAGAACGTCGCCTTCGCCCATCTCCAGGTTCGGGAACTTGATGTTTTCCTGTGTCAATACCTTCAATATTTCAGGCCCTTTCACATAGCCCGTCGCCTCGAAACGTGCCAGGAATCCTGTCTTATCTGACCCTTTATTGACTGCATAGGTCAGCTGATTGACATCCCTTGATCCGACTTTCCATGGCACTGTATTCGAGAAGGACCTCTTGAATTTAAATCCGCTGTTATAAGTAACAAAAGCTACGATCGACTCTTTGTTATCACGCCAGTATGGATAAGAAGCGTAGAGTACGAACTGAAACTTCTTATACACTTCCTGATCTTCGGAAATCTCCGGGCTCTTCTTGACCTGGCACTTGATGTAGTGATCCACATCGGCTTCTTTATCGACCACACGAAATATTAAATCATTATCGGGCAGTAGAGTATCAAGCAGCTTACGCCGATTGGCGTAGGTGCTCTTCATATCGCCTTCCAGTGTTATCTCTCGGCCTTCAACAGATGAGGCCGATATCGTCGTCCCGACGGCGTGGATCGTCTGCGACTCTGAGAAGGACACATTGTTGACGCCAAGACCCTCGATATTGGTCAATCGGAAAGGGTCGCCGGCGTTGAAGCTTATCTCAACGCCGTATGAATTCGTGATATACCACTCTCTCATCGCTTGTTCCACTCCATTCTTCTTAATGCATTCTTCATTTCGGTTGCCTGTTCAGACGGCTTTAAAGGGCCGGTAGATGTGAAGTAATTCGTCTGATTGTAGTTTGTAACCGTGCCGCCTGATGTACCATAGGCACCAGCTAGACGAGGTACTGTAGCACTTCCAACGAAATTGTCGATGACCGTACGAGCCGATTCTTTCAACTGGCTCAGTCCGCCATCTAGCATCAGTCCATTGATCGTATCTTTAAGACGATTCTGAGTGCTTGTCGCGCTTGATACAGCACTCTGTACCATCTGTGCGGCGCTCTTCTTAACGTCTCGGATACCGTCCAGGATACCACAGGCATACCCTTTGGATGCCCAGATACCGACATCATTGCGGAATAGTTTAGATGGTGAGCGCGAATCCTGAGCATGTTTGGCCGCGGCTGCTGCCTGAGCTACCATGGCACGCGCCGCTTGTGCTACATAAGGTGTTCCAGCATTGATACCATTGGCATACCCTTGTGCCGCTTGAAGCCCTGCAGAATGGAATCCGCCCGTTCCTTGCACACCGCTTTCCGCGGAGGACTTAAGTCCTGCCGCATTGGATCGTGCGGTCCCTCTTGCGGATCCAATGCCTTGTCCGTAGGCATTACCAGAGCGTGATCCTTTGCTTCGGAAAGAACCACCCGTAACCGCAGTTTCCGCAAGTCTTTTTAGCATCATCGCGGCTGCGGTAGACATAGCACCGGATGCACTTAGTCCAGAGCTATACTGACCACCGGAAGCGGATCCATTGGCAAAGAAAGCACCGCCGGATGTACCTGTCAAGGCCATCATCATCAAGGTCATGGCCATCGATAGAACACTGCCACTTGCAGACCCGATACCGGAGCCGTATTGGCCACCGGACATGGATCCATTAGCGTACATACCACCCGTATCCGCTGTTCCTGATAAAGCGGAGGTCTTAAGACCTAGCGCATGCATCAGTACGGTACCGGCCGTAGATCCGATACCGGATCCATAGTTATTACCTAGCGCCATACCTAGTAGAGAGGTAGATCCGTCATCTGTCATGGATGTCTTGGCGGCGGTCTTAAGGTTAAGACCCTCGGCCTGTACGCCTGGAATTTTGGCGTGCATACCTTTCTGATAGTGCGTTGGTGTAGATCCGCCATTGGCCTCGGCATTAGCATCAATATCTGCTTGCGCACTGTCTAATGATGAGTTGATCAACGCTTTTAGATCTTCGATGCTTGTAGGCATCTTGATCTTGCCGGATAGGATACCTTTGACGATATCGTCCGGTATTTTCTGACCATCCACCTCGGCATTTGGTGCCAGATTGTCAAGTTGGATCAATCGCTTGAGTTGCTCGATACTTGTAGGCACCTGATATGTGCCGTTCATGATACCTTCACTTACGCTTTGTGGTATATCGATACCGGCCTTTTTAGCTTTTTGCGCGATGCCGTCAAAGCTGATCAGGTTCTTGAGTTGTTCGATACTGGTCGGTACGGCGTATGTGCCGTCCATGATTCCCTGGCTCACGCTTTGCGGGATGTTGACGCCCGCTTCTTTAGCTTTTTGCGCGATTGGATCGAAGTTTATCAGGTTCTTCATTTGATCCAATGTCTGAGGCAGATCATACATACCTGACTGGATACCTTTGATGACCGATTCCGGTATCTCGATTCCGGCTTCCTGTGCTTGTTGCAGTACAGATTGGAAGTTAGCTGTCTTTTGTTGTGCTTCCGCCGAAGAATTAGCATACTCATTTAGCTTTTTGTTTAGGTCCGCGATCTCATCTTTATATGACTTTGTGTCATTTTGAGATTTCTTTAGCGTTACCTTTGAGTCTTCTAATTTGGCTTTTGCAAGATCCATTTTTTGGACCCACTCATTGGTGTGGTCATTAAGATCTTTTGTGTGCTTCTTGGCTTCCTTTTTTGCCGCATTGTATTTCTTTTGCGCCTTTTCAACAGCGTTGGTGTTCTTTTCTACCCGCTTTTCGGATTGTGCCAGGTTGTCCTCCGCCGTTGCTAAGCTTTTGGCCGTTTTCTTGGCCAGCTCTTGATAGGCTTGTGCTTTGGCTTGCTCCTGTAGCGCCGCGATATTGGCATAGATAGCACTTGTCGACTGATTGAGCTTATCCGTATTTTCGTCATACGACAGGTTAAGACCGGGCATTACTGCATTCAGGTCCTCGATATACTGCTTTAACAGCTGTTTCTCGCCTGCGGATTTATGCTCTTTATTGGCCAGGGTCTCAATCTTTGCCGCCAGTGTCGTAGCTTGAGCGCTATTGGTATCTAGCGTATTAAGCTGTTCCTTTGCGGCCTTATCTTGCTCTTTTAAAGTAGCCGTAAAGGCCTTGTGCTTTTCGATTAATTCATCGGTCTTCTTCGCATCCGTATCTTTGGACGCAGATGCGGCAAGTGATATTGCTAGATACGAGCCTACCGCGGCAGTCAAACCGATGATACCAACAGTCAGTGCCGTAGGTGATAGTCCCATGGTCGCCAGTCTGAATAATTCCGTAGCCTTGGTGGCCAGGCTCATATCTGCGGTCACTGTAGTCGAGAACAAAGATATTACGGCTCTTGCCTTGTTGAAAGTTCCGGCTATAGCGGCGCCTTTCTTAACAGCAATCATTGCCGTGCCGATACCAACTATGGCACTGGCCGTTGCTTTCCCATGTGATATAAACCAGCCGAAAGACTTGATCACGATCGGTATAGTTTTTGTTAGGCCTTTGACGCCAACACTTACTACCAAGCCCATAGCGCCGGCCACTTGTGTGAAGCTGTCCGCCAATTGGCCGTTCTGCATGGACGCAGTCAATTCATTCAGGCTCTTGATAGAGGCCTTTACCGCTTCCGTTAGAGGGCCTTTGAGCTTGTCATAGAAAGCTATGCCTAGACCTTCCAGTGAGCTTTTTAGGATCGTGAACTGGCCTTTTAGGTTGTTGTTCATGGTATCGGCCATCTTTTTTGCCGAACCGTCACAGTTATCAATTGAATCTTTTAGTTTTTTATAGTCTGAGTCCGAAGCGTTGACGATTGCCAACAATCCGGACATACCTTCCTGTCCGGCAAGGGTCGCCGCGTACTGCGCTTTCTGGTCCGCCGTCAATCCGGAGAAGGATGACCGCAGTTCTGTCAGCACCTGGCCAAAAGGTTTCATTGACCCATCGGCGTTGGTCAGTGAGATATGCAGTTGATCCATTGCAGCTGCTACGTCATCCGTAGGTTTGGACATCCGTGTAAGGATGGACCGTAGTGCCGTACCTGCTTGCTCGCCCTTGATTCCGGAATTAGCCATCAAACCAATGGCCAGTGCCACATCCTCGATCTTATAGCCTAAAGCTCCGGCCACTGGAGCGACGTACTTAAAGGTCGCACCCATCAATCCGACATTGGTGTTGGAGTTAGATGATGCAGCCGCCAGTACATCCGCAAAGTGTGCCGAGTCTGATGCGGCCAAACCAAAAGCCGTCAAAGCATCGGTCACGATATCGGAAGTAGTGGCCAGGTCCTCACCGGATGCGGCCGCCAAGTTCATAATACCTTCGATACCGCTTAGCATGTCACCGGTCTTCCATCCGGCCATGGCCATATACTTCATGGCCTCTCCGGCTTCCGTAGCGCTGAATTTAGTTTTAGCACCCATCTCCAAGGCTTTGTCTCGCAGAGCCTGGAAGTCCTTGCCAGTAGCACCGGATATGGCTTTGACCTCGCTCATGGCATAGTCAAAGTCTGTACCAACCTTGAGCGCATAACCGGACATTGCCACCAAAGAAGCACCAGCTACTTTAAGGCCTGTCTTCGCGGCTTTACCGATCTTGCTTACGCCACTGGAGAAACCTTTTTCATTGATGTGCGTATCAAATATTAAGGACCCATCTGCCATATGCTGTCACTTCCTTTCCCTACCATAGAGCGGCACCTATGTCTGTATCATCGATCGGCGCGTGAGGCAGTGCGATCATACGCTGTATCCGCTTGATCTGTCTGCGCTGTTTACTATCCTTGATATCGCTTAATTTAATATTTCGGAATCGCACGCGCTCTTTAAGCTCACTGTCTCCGCTCATGGCATTCAGGAGAATATTGAACCGCCACCAGTGCAGACCATCGATGCTCATCAGGTCGATGCCGTAGAACTCCTGGAAGGCGGCTATGATATAGTCCGCATCCGCCGTGTAACTGAAGGTCTCTTTTTGCTTAGATGTTTGCGCATGCAGCTGTTCGCCACATCGCAGAAACCACCCAATCTGTTGCATCAGTTCTTCGGCGTCCGTGCTTTGCGGTTCATCGTCCACAAAGAGCCCCTCGATCAGAGCGCCTATATCATCGGCGGTATGCCCCATGATGACCTCATTGATCTGCAGCCAGTACCGGAAGTCCGTTATGATCCGGTACTCTTTCTCAGATACGACCAGTGTCGACGGCAGTCTCTGAGTTAGCGGATTCATATCAGTTCACCGCTTTTTCTTTCAAGAATTTACTGAAATCTTCGTATACCTTATCGAGCTGTTCGGATGCTTTGACATCGGCCTGGTTGGCCTCTACGCGAGCTTCTTTCATAAATTCGGTGTAAGCGCAGATCGTATTCGTAGTAAGTACGCGATTACGTTTACCGTCAAACAGCTTTTCTGATGTGCCGACACCGAACACGGTATCAAAGTATTGATTCCAGGCTTCACAGTACAATTTGGTCTGGTCCCATTGTGTGATGCCAGGCTTATTCAATGCTTTTTCCAGGTCCTTCTTTTTGAGGGCTTCCTCGGCCTCATGGAAACGCATGGTGTCGTCATAGTCGTTCCAGTCAAATTCGAGCACTGCATCTCTGATCTTCCATTGACTCATATTCCTTATCCTCCTTCATTAAAAAAGTAAAAAGGATGAGCTTGTGACTCATCCGTCAAGGCTTAGGAGCCTGTTACTTCCGTGCAAGTCTTCCATCCATCTGTAGATGACACGACGATATCAGTTGATACACCTTTGGATTTCAAATCACCGGAGTATGTATATGTGTTTTCGTCATCGCCATCAGAATCCGGAATGACTGAGTATTCACGTTTCTTTGCTTTATATTGGCCTTCTGTAGTACCTGGCTGCGTGAAGTCAACAACCACGATCACACGTACTGCTTCGTCTCCTACCAATTCGTTATCAGTGATATTTACGATATCATCATGTACCGCATTTCCAACGTATTGATCAAACGCATAGGAGTAGGATGGACTATATCCAGTTACATCACTATCTTCCCCAGGCTGATCTACATATTTACGTGAATATTCATTCGCATTAGAGCTTTTAGACATCTCCGTAAACTTGGTCATACGTGTAAAGGTATCTGTAGACCCGGACACGGCCATAAAGGCGACCTTCTTATCACGAGTTACAAGGCCTTTTTTTGCTTCTGCCATTTATCTTTTCCTCCTTAATATTCCAGGTATGTTACCCGACATTGGATCTCGTACCTGGCCATACCTGTACCATATACGTCAAAAAGGTATCCAGGCGCCAATACCTCGATACCTGTAGCATTCGGGATGCCGGGCAGATTCCCGATCTTATTTTGTTCTTCAATCCATGCCTCGAGTTGTTCATAGAACCCGGACGCACTGATCTGATCCAGCATGTCCTGTGAATACTGCTCGACCGACATGAAACTGAAAAGGAACTGCTTCAGTTGCTCCCCGTCCGTGTAGCGTTTTACCACCGGGCTTGAATTGATCTGACTGACGATCGCATACTGGATTGCCTCGTTTCCAAGGTAATCAATGTTGAATTGGCCGTCCTTCAGATATGGGCATTTACAGAAATAGTCTCTTATCTTCTCGATCTTACTTTCCACTGCCAATTATGCGACCCGCTCCTTTCAATATGCTGTCTCTATCCTTGATCTTCATACGGTCAAACCATTTAGCGCCTCTCTGAGGAGCGCCGTTATACGTCAATGGTATATTCGTCACCCGTTTAGGTGCCGGACCGACCATGACCTTGCCATAGTACTGATATCTTGCATACGGAGTACTGTAACGTACCCATCCATCACCAATCGATGATGCGCTCATACCACTGCTGCGCAAGGCGCCCTGTCTGAACGGTACCATCGAATCGCTTCGACGAATGACCTCGGTATCCACAAAGATCTGCGCCAGTTCAAAACGTGACTTTGGTTGGAAGGTCGGGCTCCATCTAAGTTCGCCTTTGACCTCTCCGCCTTTTGTTCGGATCACGATCGAGTGATTCTGCAGTGGGATGTTGAATTGACGCGTCATGATCCGCTCACCCTTATATGGTTCGAGTATCCGGTCAATGAGTGCGTATTGTACGTAACTGACCGGACCTCAAAACTTTCCGGGTACGCTTTTTTCATGGCCGACAGGGTCATGCCTGTAATGTCCACATCCCCAAGGATCATATAATCCGTGACCTTGATTTTCGGTACGTCATCTCCAATCGGGATGCGCACCTGGACAAGATCGGCATTGATCACTTCTTTGTTCTCGATGGACACCTGTGTCTGCCGGAACCATGAGCCGGTCAGCACCTCGCTTTTATGAACGTTGGCGCGCAGATTCTTATCGTACACACTGTATACGTGTGTGATCGTCTGATTTGCATCGAGCATGCTTACCACTTCCTGTTATCCCAGTAAGGGTCGCGTCCGCTGTATAAGAGGCCTGTAGGCATCAGATACTTGCGAATAAGTCTGTATGCGTCCATTGATTGATCGCTCTTTTCACGCTTTTCAAATGTGACCGAATGACCATCGGTGGACTCGCTTGCGATGCCGTCCGCCTGGTTATAGGCCTTGTCCTGGCCTCTCAAAAGGTCGCATAGATGATATACGCATTTCTTTACTATGGCGTATGTATCCGGTTCCTGGTCCTCCAGTTGGGTGATATCCAAAGGAATACGGCCATGACAGTTGACGCGGATAGCAGTGACGGCCTCGTCTGCATAGTAGGCAAACTCGGCCTGTGGCATTGGATTGAGACTGTATGCTTCATATTCTGAGTAATTGATCGGCATTACTCGCACCTCCTAACTATCTATTAGCTGGATGCTTTCTTCTTTACCAATACTGTCTTAGGACGTGAGATCATGTCTCCATAAACCTGACGGCCCTGTACGGCAGATGCACCGATATGTGCGCCGTCCATCAAGTTGTTGACGGCTACCGGAACCATCCATTCAGCTACGTAATGGCAGAATACATTGTTTCCCAAAATGTATTGGACATTCAACGAATCATCAATGTTGTCAGATTCGTATACATCGACTCCGGCGATACGTCCAACGACTCCGCTTTGTACCACGTTGTCGCCCAATTGGGATGCGCGGATAAATTGGTCGGATTTCAACAAGACAGCATATGTGTCATTGGTTACGGCCAACCATAATTCATTGACTTTCAAATGTGCCTTCTTGGCAGTTTGGACGGCATCAACGATATCGTCATAGATTGTTGACTTTGTCAATGCCGCAGTGCCCGACAAAGCAGTTCCCTTGGTCGCGCATAGTGTGACTAATTCGGTATCTACCCCGATACCCATTGAATATCCGGCAGAATCCAAGCGGTCGGCTACCAAGTTATCGGGTACCGCTTCTGCATCGTAACCATCGATCAATTCATTGACGTATTTGTCCTTATCAATAGGCAAGGTCATATAAGAAGTAGTTCCGACAGTCAATTCGCCGCCTTTTGTCTTATCGTAATCGCCTACTGCAACTTCTGTATCACGTACTGGAATCTTAACAGCACCGGCTGTTGGCGTTCCTTCATATCGGTTGTTGAATAGTCCGGCAAAGATGGATGTTGCACGCAACTTTGCCAACACTAAGCTTGAATATCTTTCTTGTGCTTCATGTGCCATTTTTCATTTCTCCTGTTCTATTTCTTAAGTCCTGGATTCAATTCATAAAATTTAGCTTCTACGCCATCCATATCTTCCGAGCCCGGTGCCTTGCCTCCAAGTGATGCACCACCTTTTGACTTGGGCTTATCGGGTTCTTCTGATTCAAAAGCCTGTGGATCGGATTTCTTTAGATCGTCGATAAAGTCATCGGCCCCGATAAACTTTCCATCCTTGAATTCAAGATTCTTTTCATCGAATGCCTCCATTGCCGCTTTCTTTGCCAAGTTGCTGTTGAACTTGATGCCGTTAAAGAACATTCGTTTGGCGAAGTCCTTATCTTTAGCGGCCATGTCTTTGTTGTACTTTTCTTTCCATTCATCCACATCGCTTTTCAATTTGTCGACATCAACGCCATCGAACTTCTTTACCTGGTCTGTCAGTTCGGTGATCGTATCATCGCGCTTTTTGACTTCTTCTTTCTGAGCATTGATCTGTGCCTTCCATTCGGTCGCATCGGTACCATGCAGTCTCATGATCGCATCGATCTGTTCATCAGTAAGTCCTTCGATTCTTTTTAGATCTTCTCTTTTCATAGGTCCTCCATAACACTTTTTTAACACGGTTCGCTCCGCTCTGGCCGTTGCCTTTTAACGCCATGCCGAGGGCAAATAAAAAGACCTAAGCATCACTTAGATCTTCATGAATAAATTTGGGCAGTTTTCGCTTAGGCGGGTCTTTCACGTATATCGTCTCCTTTTCTGTCTTGCCGCAAAGAATACACACACGTACTCTCTTTTCTGCTTTGCATTGTAGGTTCTGATCGTAATATGATCTGTCAATTGATTCCGTATAGACGTGTCTGCACATGATTATAAGGCCCCTGCTTTCTTCCAAGCCTCATGGATCTTAGGTCCCTGGATTGCGATCCAATCAACCATCTCCTCATTTTTGGCCCAATGATCAGCGTATCCTGAGCATGCAGACAAGCCGCATTCAAACAGAAAAGCATGGACAATTTCATGACGCAATGTCTCTTTCATTCGTTCCGCGATGGCTTTTGGCGTTGTGTTATCCCAATCATCCAAATTGCAGATCACGATTTCTTTATTGTAAAAATCAACATAACCATCTGCATCATTAAGTTCTCGATCATCTTTTCGATTGCGATACAGTACCTCATATCGTATGTTTAAAATATTTACCATTCATCTCTCCACTAAAAAAGCACACCGTTTCAGATGTGCTAATGGGTTATCGATTGTCTTCATAATTTTCAAAATTATTATGGCAAGAATTACAAATGCTTTTATAATTATTAATTTTCAAAATTTCATCCGGAAGAATACGAGGCTTGATAAAGCCCCCTGACACCTCTTGTAGATCGATACAATCCGCGATAGGAATTACAGTTTTGTATAAAGGGCACATAACATAATCGGGATCGTTATTAGAATTTTGATTTAACATATTGCTCATACACCTCCATCATTTTTTTAGTACGACTATCATACTCATCTGATTTATAGGCTGTTCGAATCAAATTATCTTTCAAACGCACATATGCTGCTCCTAAAGAACTAAAGTAATTGTCATATGTGCCATCTCTAACGGTCATCTTAAAGCCGGCATTCTTAATAAAACTCTTAGCTTCTTCTTCAGTCACTTTATGAACACGCTCGCTATTGATGTGTATATCATCAAACGATAAAGTATCAACATCAACAGGCTCAAAGTCAAGACTTATTAAGGCCTTTTTTCTACCCGAGATTTTCTTTATCTCTGATTCAAATATAGCATCTTTTTTATCTTGTGTCATTGGCCCTTTATTTTTCCAGGAAGCAGGAGCCACTTTCCCTTTGCCATCAATATAGATTCTCTCTTTTTGCTGCTTTAGATTCATAGCATCACAGAACTTAGCGTACTCATTCATTTGTGTTCGATACTTGGCCTCTTCACCTAGAATGTCAAACTTGTTTCCGCCATTATCTTTTAACAGCTTGATGGTCTGCCTCTGAGCTCGCATATTAGTTTCCATCCTGCGCATACGTTGTGTTGCCTGGTAACCAGTATATGACTTGCCTTCATATTCTGTTGGTGAATCTTTTCTCCAGATATTCAATTGTGATTGGCTATATGTGTGCTTGCTGAGTCCAGGTATTACCGGATAGTACATGTGATAGCAATTGGCACCAAGCAGACCAGCAACATCACCAAGTCCGCACACTTCTTCCAGTTCCCGCTTTGTGTACCATCCACCTTGCCATACGGCATGGGTTGGACGTGCATTCGCATGTGCCGTGACCTCATACATATCCGTCCCCAGATCAAGCGCCACCTGGTCGGATACGGCCGAGCTCACATCTGAGATACTGGACATGACCGCACGTCTTGCAGCAACCGTTATCCGGTTGTGCCATCCGGATCCGTAGTTGATCCATCGGACTCCGGAGTTTGTCATCTCTTTGACCGCTTTGCGAAGCACCGTATTGTAATCAAAGGAACCAGTAAGAACATCAACATAGCACTGATTGAGCTTATCGTTGACATAGTTGGATAAGCTTACTGACTTCATACCGGTACCGCTATCAACCACAAACCCGAGGCTTCGTGTCATATTGATAAAGTCATCGACCGTATTTCGCCGTTTCTGCTCTACAATATTGCGCAGCTGAGTATTGGCCGCCCAGGGCACAAAGCTCTTGGTCATGTACTCATACATCGGTTTGTATCGGATGTAATCCTCCTTGATGGCTTCCTCGTACAATTCATCTATATATTTGTCAGAAGCATCCAATGAACTTTGGACCATCTTGCGAATATCCTCATTAGAGTAGCCCATCTGCTTGATCTGATACAGCTGCCAGTCTGCACTTCGTGTGATCACATCTGTATTGCGGATACGCCTTGCCACATCATCCATGATCCGTATCTCAAGATCCGCGAATATCTTCTCGGCACCATAGCCGTATGACTCCAGGTCTCTTGGGTCGATCATACTATTCCATCACATCCGCCTGCTGTGGCAAGTTCTTTAAAGCTTCTTCGATAGATTCATTGCGCCATTTGGATCTGTATTCTTCCGGTCTCAGTGTGCCGTTGGCGAGGTCCGCCTGGTCATTTCTCCGCTCGACATCCTTGTCCTCGATGATCGAATCGTCAAAGTCAATCTGAATGGCATCAAGCTTGATGTCGGTGTTCAGTAAGGATCCAATAGCTCTGATCATGCCTTTGATGGCCGATTCGAGCGACTTCTCATGTTTCTTCAGAGTCGAGTACATATCGCTGTCTTCACTGATGACCTCGGTAGCCGTCTTGAGCCCTTTGGTCGTGAATTCAAACTGATTGGTTCCCATTCCGCACTTCTCGGATAACAGATTCAACTGGAACTGAAGCGTCTCTCTCAGGTCTCCGGTCCGGAATGCTGGACTGAAATCATGGAGCTCGATGCCTCCGTCCGCGCTGGCTTCACCAACAAGTTTAAGCACTTCCTCATTGTCATCAATAACGTTGTGTTGGGTCCCGTTCTCATCGACCGTGAATCCTTCACCACTCATCAGGATCTTGCGCCGTCCGGTCCGTATCTCTATGTCAAATGCGTCAAATGTTGTATCGATTTCTTTTAATACATCAATCGCATTGGCATATATGGATATGCCCATCGGATTGTATATATCTACGTTGTTGACCTGTTTCGGCTTAACGATCTGAAACAGCGGAATGTCCTGATGAAGATCTGTCACCGGTTCCATATCGTCCGGCAACTCGATTTCTTTAAACGAGTCGTTCTCGGTGATCTGTACCATGTGGTTCTTTATCTGATACATGCCCGATTCATTCAACACATGCATCTGGATATACAGATAATCGCCGATATTCTTGTCGTGGCGTTGAGACGCAAAGGCACATTCTTTGATGCCTGTAGAATCCCAGGACAAAGGAAAGATCATATTTGCCATGATGTATTCAATGAATATCTGATCATCCTTCATGTATTCAATGAATGCGCCTGTACCAAGTGCACAGTACTTTTCACACAGTTCATTGGTATTGCCTTCAAAATCATTGAAGTCGAGTACTTCATGGATCGTGTCATTGACCGACTCCGGTTCAATTGATATCTGCACTTTCTCGTTCATCAACAGATTGGCCCATGTCTCACACACTGTTTTTGCCATTCCGAGGGACTTGATCTCGCGTGTGACAGTAGTAATACCATTCCAGTATTTGGATTTGTGATTATCATCGGCACCGTTCATGTACCAGTCGAGCCAGTCCTGAATGGTCGTATAGTATTCCGGTTCGACCGTTGTGTACCCCAGTTTCTTCAGATAGGCGCACACGCCGGACGCCGTCTGCTTGGCTTGTGACTTCATTCCTTTTCCTCCCTTGCAATGTATGGCAGCAGCCTTTTCATGGTCCGCCATTGACCCATGACCGCGTACCGGATTGCATCCATCGCGTGGTCATGCTCTTTGATTGGTTTTTCAATTCCTCTGTCTATTGAATCCGGATCATATCCGTAAAGATAGAATTCGGATTCTGCATTTTTTTGTTGATCACATAAAAAAAGTGCATCGTAGCTTAACAGCTTCTGCACTCGGTTGATTCCTTCAGTTACTGTGTTATCCGCATTTCGTAATACTATCTCCGGACACATACGCTTGATCTCCTCCGCCAAACCTTTGGCAGACGGGTCAATATAGACGTATACACGCTTTCTTCCATGCGTCTCATACAAGGTGTCAAGCATAGCACGAAAGTCCTTAGCATAGTCGCTAGGGCTCTTCTGTCGCCCGGTATCACGGCCGGAATAGTAATACTCATCCAGGCCTTGCATGCGCTTATTGGTCATATCCATGCCAAACACTTGATAGGTGGTCGCGTTCATCTGTCCATAGTCGACACCGATCGCGTAATAAGCATAGCTATCCGCAGAGCCTATATGTCGGATGTGTCTGTCCGGATCAAACATGTAGTAGATCAGATCATCGATACCGACCGCCTCGCCAAGCCATACCCATCGATACATCTTGTTATCAGCCTCGGCCATCTGATTGGCCGCATCGATTAGCTTTTGGCCTAGCCACTCGACCGGTACATCCTTGTAGCTTGAGTGGATGTGGATGCAGTCGGACCGCTTTTCCATCATACGCACCCACTCGTTGACCGGCGCTTTCGGATTCTTCGGTGGATTGAAAAGATACAGCATCCGAAAGAAGTTATCGTTGCCACGAACAAAGGTCGCTTCGATGTTGGATAGCTCCTCTGCACCTTCTCCCTTGTCAAAGAATTCGGTCAACTCATCCAGTACAACCATGCGGATGCTTCTTTCCTCATCGATCATACCTTTGGTATCGTCGATAGAATCGGATCCAGTAAAGTAGATCGTGTTCCCATTCTTGAGGTAAGTCATCTGCATCGGGCTCTTGGTGATCTTGAATTGACTCTTTTTGAGGCCGAGCCTTTGGATCGCTCGGATGCACTCTTTATAAACCGTTTTACGCAGCTTGTTGTGGTGCTTGCGCATGACCACGACAGCTGTATCCGGTTCTGCCACGATCAGATAATCGGCCAGTATGGCCATACAGCTCGACTTTGTGCCGGCACGTCCTGAGGTCAATATCTGATGCATATGAGTCTTATCATTGACCAGTGGCAGATACTTAGGAATGAGGATATCTGACAGCCTAACTGTCTTCTTCTGGTGCGTCATTGATGATCACTACTCCATCGTCGATATCACCGACCTGCTCAAGCCCCTTTTTGATTGCAGTGGCTTGTGCGGTAGCCAATTTTGTTTTAGCCCGATCAAGTTGTGTAGTAGGTTTTTGCCCGGTCAAATCGCGTATATATTCCGCGGCTCTTACATCACCCTTTACGGCTTTCTGAAACATACTCATGGCTAAAAGCATTTCGTTTGTCATTTCGTTATCAGGCACACCCGCCTCCGATAGCTTCTGCTTGTTTCGGTCACCAGGTGGTAATGAGAGAATGATCTTTAGGCAATCACGCAGATGCTTCTTTTTCTGGATTGTTTTTTGTGCTTTAATGCCGCCCCTCCGGCCCATCTCTCGAGCATTCTCGGATGTGAATTGAGGCGCCATGTTGGCCTTGAACTTTTCTTGTGCTTCTAGCTGTGCCTGACTTAGAGGCTTCTTATTATCCGCCACTCATTAGCACCGCCTTCTTTCCTGTGAACTTCTCCCATCGATCAAGGATCACATCCGCATAGACCGGATCGTACTCCATCATGTAGCACTTGCGACCTAACTGTTCACAGGCTATCAACGTCGTACCTGAGCCACCAAACAAATCTAGCACCTTCTCATGCATCCGAGAGCTATTTTTAATCTGTCTAGCGATAAGAGGTATAGGCTTCATCGTTGGATGCAGATCGTCCTTGGTAGGCTTTTTCTCATCAATGACTGTTGTCTCTGTATAATTGGACAAGATCTCTTTCAACATCTTCTTAAGCTCATCTTTCTTCATGGTATCTATGTCCAAGTCAGGATCCTCAAGCACTGTAGTTAGTGTGCGCGTATCTACAAAGTAGTGACCGGCTCCGCTCTTCCAGCCATAAAAGCACGGCTCATGCTTCCACTGATAATCCTGGCGTCCAAGAACAAGAGCACTCTTATTCCAGATCAATTGTTCGCGGACTTCCAGTCCAACCTGATTAAGCGCCTGCTCAAACTCGGATTGTGTACGAGATGCATGCCAAATATAAAAAGCGCCACCAGGTCTTAGATGGTCACTCATGTTCTCAAAGCAGGCTGTTAAAAAGTCTAAAAAGTTACTGTGGTCCATATCATCATTCTCTATGGTCATTCCTTGACTGTTGCTTATTGCGACGTTATAAGGAGGGTCTGTGACAACAAGATCCATCAGTTCATCATCACAAAGTAAATTGACATCGTGAGCACTTGTACTATCTCCTACCATTAACCTGTGCACCCCCCCCAGATCATAAATCTGGCCTTGTCGACTGACAGGCTCCGGTGTGATGACAGGCTCGTAGCCATCATCCACTGCTTCTGCAGTATCTGCTTGATCCGATTCAAAACCAAAAGCCGACATGTCTAGTGCATCAATGTCTGCCAGTTCATCATCTAGCAGATCGTAGTCCCACTCAGACGCCTCGGCTACTTTATTGTCGGCCAAACGATAAGCCTTAACCTGTTCAGGTGTCAGGTCATCAGCCAGTACACATGGTACTTCTTTTAGGCCTAGCTTCTTCGCCGCTTTCCATCGAGTATGACCTGCTATGATTACTTTATTGCAATCAATCACGATTGGTTGCTTGAATCCAAACTCTTGAATGCTCGCGGCTACCAAGTCCACGGCACTGTCATTGTTGCGAGGGTTACGCTCGTAGGGTCTTATGTCATTTATGCTATAGCTTTTAACATCCATTCATAGGACCTCCAAATCTCATTAAATAGGCACGATAAAAGGTGGCATACCAAACGGTATCCACCTCGTGTGCTTATCATACTGTCCTCTTTCCTGGGGACTTTGTACGATATCATATTACCACATTAAACCGGTTCACTGAGGGAACTCTTTCACTTTTGTGCATTACATCAGGCTCTTTATCTGCATCCGCAGATGCTTATACATACCTCGCTTGCTATAGCCATACTTGTACGCCACATCATCTGAACGCTTTCGATAGATGTACAGGTCCCACAGTATATTCTGATCCACCAATGGCAGTAGCTCTGTCCACCGCAAGTCAAGCAATCGCTTCCTAAAGTGCTCGAGCTCTGCCTCCTTGCTCGATATGACCTCATACAGTGCCAACGGACTATGATACTGCGGTTGGTAGTGCGGCATTGGCAGAGGACTCCGTATCTGCTCCGGTGTGAGGTCAGGACCGGACCGTGCCAGTCCTGTCTTTTGGTGGTTGAGGACCTCAAGCTCTTCATTGATCTCGATCAGACGATGGCAGCAATAGCGCACCGTCTTGAATTCTGCAATTAGATCTTCGTATGTCACTTTCTACCTCCTTAATGCGTCAATTAAATTCTGTTGCGTAATTTTTTTTCGGTCCAGGGCTTTGATCATGTCTTCATCGATCGTATCTTTCGCGATCAGATGATATATCAGCACATTCTGATCCTGCCCCTGGCGATACAGTCTCGCATTGGCTTGCTGATATAATTCAAGATCCCAATTTGGCAGTGTGTACCACACCATGATGTGGCCGCCTTTTTGCAGATTTAAACCATGACCTGCACTGGCAGGATGTGCCAGTAAGACGTCGATACGGCCTCGATTCCAGGCGTTTACATCTTTCACGTCTACCAATTCGCGGACGTTGATTTTCATCGCCTGAAGGTGCCTTTTGATGCGATACAGCTCATGCTTGTAATAGTAGAAAACCAGTACCGGATGGCCGTTGGCCGACTCGATCAGATCATCCAGTGCTGCAAGCTTGGATGCGTGGACGATCTGTGTACCTGTTATCTCGCCGTTATCGTTCTTGATATAGATCTCACCGGATGTCATCTGAAGCAGTTGACCGCAAAGCACGCCTGCATTGGCAGCTATCAGGGTATCATTGTCGTTCAGTTCCAATACTTTCTCTCGCTTGTAAGCGCGGTACTGATCAAGCGCCATAGGGGGCATTGTGATGGGTATTTCGAGGCGCTGGACAGGCGGAAGCTCGGCACACTCCTTCTGATTCAAGGACATGCAAATATCGCCTATACGCTCGTAAATGCGCTGTTCTGCACCATCCTGTGGCTTCCATTCATAGACGATATAGCCGTTCCTTCTTCCCGGCTTGAGGTACCGTTCGCGGAACTGTCCAAGTGTACGGCCTAGTCTTTCGCCTCGGTCCATCAGATAAACCTGGCTCCACAGGTCTGGTATGCCTCTTGGTGCTGGCGTACCCGTCAGACCAATGAAGCGGTCGACTAGTGGCATCACTTTTCGCAGGGCTTTAAATCGCTGTGCTTTCGGGTTCTTGAAGGCCGACAGTTCATCGACGACCACCATGTCAAAGTTCCAGTCACGGCCATGCTTATCGACAAGCCACTGGACATTTTCCTTACCGATCAGAAAGATATCGGCATCTGCCTGTAAGGCATCCTCTCTCTGCTTTGGCGTGCCCGCAACGACCGAATAGCTCATTTCTTTGGTATGGTCCCACTTTTCGATCTCATCTGGCCAGGTGGACTGGATGACACGTACCGGACCTATGATCAGGACCTTGCACACGTCGATCGGTACCAGTCTGTCTAGTACAGTTAAAGTGGTAACTGTCTTGCCAGCACCCATCGGAAGAAAGAGACCACACTTCTTATGATCCAGGCAGAACCGGATCGCGCGCTTCTGATAGTCATGCGGTTTAAATTCGGTCATACCTTGACTCCTGCGGTAGCATGCCTGCGCTCAAGGAAGCAACTAGATCATCGACCTGTGTCTTGCTGGAAATGCAGTACACCTTGATACCGCGGTCGCGGATCACTTTAGCCACTGATCGTTGCAGTGCTCTTGGCTTCTTGCCTGGCGCCTTCAGTTCAACGAAGAAGGCGCGGCCGTTGATCAGACACAACCTGTCCGGTACACCGGCATTCGATGGACTGGTAAACTTGAAACAGAGGCCGTACAGTCTGCCAATCTGTTTCACCAGGTAGCTCTCAATCTGTTTCTCGATCATGAATGTTTACCTCAAGTCTTGCCTTGTTTCGTTCGACTTTTTTATGGACAAAGTAACTGATCAGATCATCAGGCAGACAGTAGTAAAGTTCCATCTGCCGGATGCATATCAACACATCTGCGATTTCTTCGGCCATATTGCGAAGGAATGGGTTCTCTGAAGTAAGATCAAGCATATACACGTCCACGTATCTTGCCGCCTTACTAATTGCTTTCTGCAGTTCGGACAGTTCTTCCATAGCAATCAGACTTTGATGCTCGATACCGTAGTAATCAAGCACCTTAAGCTGATGCTTATCGTCGATTAATTCTTTTATTGTTGGTGTTTTTGAAGTGTTACTCATCTTTAGTCTCCTTTTAATTTCTCCATATCTTTTTGACTGGAAACGCGGAAACGGAAACGGTGAGCTTTAAAACTTTATACGCGTATACGCGTGTATGGGCGTATTATACGCGTGTATATGCTATATATTATATATTTTACTAAGTTATAAGAATTACCGTTTCCACCGTTTCCAATGGCCTTAAAAAGCCTTATTTATCGCTTTTCTACTGGAAACAGTGACCGATTTCACCGTTTCCAAAAAAGCATTTTACCGTTTCCACTGTTTCCATGTTCATTTATTATTAAACATTTAATTTTATCTTAATCGTTTCCATTTTGGATTCACCGTTTCCAATTTGAACATCACCGTTTCCAGTTTATTACCTGATTTCTGGATTGATGTACACTTTTTGTTTGCCATATTCCGGCCCTCTCTGTCTTGGTGATTTTCCTTTTGACCATCCGATATGATCCATGATTGCCTTCAATTCTCTTTGATCCGAGTTGGTAAATTTGATCCGTGAACCCTGCATGACCTCGCACCATATCTCTAATAGACTGACGCAGTCACGCATCTCGGTACCTTGTACCCTGTCCTCATCGGTATCATTGAGCCATTGGATCCGGCTTCCAAGGTCCATATCTTTCCACCCTTTTGGCAGTTTGGTGTCCAGGTAATTGCGCACCAGATCTTCACGTACAGAACGATATGTATACTCTTCCTGCGCTTCCGTCGCTTTCTTCTCAAGTTCATCCGGCAGATACAGCCTCTCGCCTTGTCTGAAGTACTCCGTAGCCTCTGCCCATATCTGATCACGCTCCTTAGGAAGGTCCTCAAATATCGATTTGGTCGCTCGATCGGCATCCGTACCGATTGGCCAGAAGCGTCGGCTTCCTGTATAGTCCCTTAGAAACTCTGTGTCATTGGTCGTCCCGAAGAAGACACATTGCCTTGGATTATCTGATACACGTCTTGCGTATGCCTTTCTATATCGGTCCTCTCGCTTGGATATGAACTGCTTCATGGCTTCTATGTCGGCACGTTTGGCCGCACTCAATTCGGACCATTCAAGGATCCATGCACCTTGCAGTGCCTCATATCCTTCTTTTCCAGATATCGATGTAATCGAGTCACTGAACCACTCACCGCCAAGAATGGACAGCATGTGGCTCTTGCCGATGCCTTGTCGACCTACGAACACGGTCATGTAGTCCATCTTGCATCCGGGCGTAAATACTCTTGCTACGGCGGCCGTCAAGCTCTTTCGAGCTACGGCACGCACATACTCAGAATCCTCACTTCCTAGATAGTCGATGAACAGTGTATCCAGTCGCTTGATACCGTCCCATTTCAAGGCCTTGAGGTACTCGCGTACTGGATGGAATGCATGTCTTTCCTGGACGTATGCGATCGCATCATCGGTCTTACCTCTAGCTACTAGCTTGTATTTCTTCTCAAGGTAATACCTTAACGAGGCATCGTCGGTATCGGTCCATGTGGCATCCGTCTGATCATACGGCCACCACGGCAGACTTCCAAGTTTGACAGGCTTCTGTCTGAACTGATCATATCCGCCGATACCGTCCTTGATACTCGGGTCATTAAGTAGAACTTGAACGATATTGTCCGTGGTCTGCTTCAGGTTGCCTTTCTTGTCATACTCGAGCTTCTCGAGCCATGAGGTATCGCCTTCTTCTGTCTCGTCACCGAAGTCCTCCTGGAGCGCTTCCGCCTTGTCCAACGCCAATTGCTGGCGTGTATTAGAGTCCTTTTCCATGAGCTCGACCATCTTTTCGTTGGACGCCTTATCGTCAAGATCCGGCCACTTATGAAGCCGTACGAGGTCGTATGCATTGCATAGCTTCTGACCGGTGGGGTCGGTATTGTGATTGGAGTACGCGAACTTATCATCATAGATGACCAGTCCGCCACTGGTCGAGCCCTTGGCATAGGTCCATCGGTTCGGGTCCACCGTCGGTGTGTATTCCTCTGGAATAAATGTATCGATGGCTTCCTGTATCGTGTAGGCACGGCAGAATGCGCCGATCCAGCCTTGTTTGGATAGCGGATCTTCCGCCTTAGATGCTACTTTTTTATGTACCTCGGTCTCATGTGATGACCGAGGCCAGTAGCTCATGTCCGTCCAGTCCGGATACTCGGCTAACACTGCATCCGGATCCAGTAGATCACCATCCTCGACCTGGCATACATACTCACCGTCCTTGGATGTAGACGGCCAGAACATCATTCGCGCCGGCTGATATGTCGTATCATCGAACTGATCCATGCCGATGAACTCGGCCTGTTTACGCGCTATGGCCTCATATTCGTCCGGTGTGACCGGTCGTGATAGAGGTATGCACCATCTATATTTAGGCTTTTCTGGTGTATGCTTATGCGTGCTGTAGATAACACACGCATAGCCGTAGAGCATGTCTATATTGTCTATAAACTCACTGTCCGCAAAGTCTGCATCCAGTGTGATCATGGAGCGTGACAGTACGCTCTGATTGTTGCGCCGTCCGCCTTTGAGCTCGCCGCCAACGAAACCGCCTACGTCTTTGATTTCCGATTGTTCATCGCGACTCATTGACTTATATTCAGCCACCGTCTCACGTGTTCGTACGGTGCTTTTTAGGCGCTCTGTGAATGCGCCCCATGTGATATCCAGATTATTATACTGTTTTTGCCGACGGCTCTTGCACGTCGCTATTTTCATCTTGTCCCCCCCCCTTATCAATCCTTCTTGTAGTAGCCGGATGTGAAGCCGTCACCTTTGAGCACCAGTCCAGGTGCCCACTCGATCGGTGTGGCCATGATATCCAGTATCTTTTTATAGATTTCCTCTTT